ACAATGTTGGATAACTTAAAACTAGGGTATGGTGGTACAAAAACTGAAATGGAAAGGCTTTTAGCTGATGCCCAAAAAATTAGTGGTGTTAAGTATGACATAAGTAATTTTAATGATGTAATAGAAGCTATCCATGTAATTCAAGAGCAAATGGGTATAACTGGAACAACTTCATTAGAAGCTGCGAGCACTATTGAGGGTAGTTTAAATATGACTAAGTCAGCGTGGACTAATTTACTAACTGGCATGGCTGATGATAATGCTGATTTTGACGTGCTAGTACAAAATTTAGTTAACAGTTTAGGCTCTCTAGGTGAAAATTTATTGCCAAGAATAAAAACTGCAATAAAAGGTATTGGAGAATTATTTAGAACATTACTACCTAAAGTCCTAGATGAAATTCCAGAAATGATGGCATCTTTATTCCCAGAATCCATGCAAGAAGATGTTAAAAGAATATTTGAAGGTATAGCTGATGCAGTAAAAAATGCTGTTGATGTTGCTATGGAATGGCTTCCTAAAATAACAGAAGTGTTTGCATGGCTATTGGACAATTCAGAATTTATAGCAGCAGGAATAGTGGGCATAGGTGTAGCATTATTGACATTGAAAGTTGTTAATACTGTAAGTAAAATCGGTGGCATATTCAAAGATTTATTTATGGAAATAGCAACAGGCACTCCAATTATGGAGGCTTTCAACATTGTCTTAGGTATGAACCCTTTTGTTCTTATAGCAGCAGCTGTAGTGGGTTTGGTAGTCGGATTCATATACTTATGGAATACTAGTGAAGGCTTTAGAAATTTTTTCATAAACATGTGGGAAAGTATAAAGACATTCTTTATAGACACATGGAACGCTATCATGGGATTCTTTACTGAAACCATACCGAGTTGGATAGAAAGTATAAAGGTATGGTTTGGTTCTTTAGGGGAATGGTTCGGAACGCTATGGACTAATATTAAACAATTTTTCATAGATGGATGGAACGCTATAGTAAGCTTTTTCACTGAAACTATACCAGCATGGATACAACAAATGTTTGATTGGTTTAGTGAACTTCCTTATAAAATAGGTTATGCCATGGGTTATGTACTAACAACAATAATCCAATGGGGCGTTGATACATGGAATTATCTTGTTACTAATGTACCTATATGGATTAAAGCAATAGTTGATTGGTTCGCTACATTGCCAGGTAAAATATGGACTTGGTTAGTAAATACAATAAAAAAAATAATCGAATGGGGTTCTCAAACATATTCTAATATGGTTACTGCAGTAACTAACGCTATAAATGCCGCTATAGAGTGGTTTTCTAAATTACCAAGTAGGATTTGGGAATGGCTAGTAAATACTATAGCTAAGGTTATTCAATTTGGTAAGGATTTAGGCGAAAAAGCGAGTGAAGCTGGTGGCGAAATGGTTGAAAATATTATTGATGCAGTTAAAGACCTCCCTTCTAAATTCTTAGATATAGGAGTTAATATTGTTAAAGGAATATGGAACGGTATTACTAATATGGGTTCATGGTTGCACGAAAGAGTAACGGGGTTCTTTGAAGGGATGTTGCGTGGTGCTGAAGAAGCGAATGAAATAAATTCCCCTTCTCGTCTATATCGTGACCGAATCGGAAAATTCATGGCACAAGGTGTCGGAGTGGGATTTGAGAATGAAGCTTCTAGTGTAGAAAAGGATATAAGGAAAAACTTAGCTGATATAGTATCTAATATCGATATTAATGAAGTTAGTGCTAAACTTACTGCGGCGGTATATGGAGAACAAGCTAGAATGTCAGCAGCTATTAATTCAAGGGGCAATAATGCTACTACTAATAATGTAATAACAAATGATAATGGAATAACTCAAAATCTTACTATAGTTAATCCGGAGAGAACACCATCCGAAAACGCTAGAGCAATAAAAAAAGCTGGTAGAGACTTAGGATTTGGATATTAGAGATAAGAATAATATAGTATTGAAAAATGAGATATAGAATTAGTTACAACTTAGTAATTTAAATAGATAGTAAATGTAGCCTCTTAATTGAGGCTATTGTCTTATTGGACTATTAGTTTAATATTGGGGTGATAATAATTGGAGTTAAATAATGAAGAATTAGTTAGAGAATATCAAGAAGGTAGCAAACAGGCACTTGAAAAACTAATAGAACAAAATATGGGAATTATAAAAAAGATAGCCGGTAAATATAGTAAAGTATGCACAAGAGGTATAGAATTTGACGATTTATTTCAAAGTGGAGCAATTGGACTTATAAATGCAGCTAAAATATATAAATTTGATTTAGATAATAAAGCTAAGTTCATAACTTATGCATCTCATTATATTAATAGATGGATATATAGATGTGCGAATGGTAGAAGTGAAAAAGATATAGCTAATACAAAGTTTTATAATAGTTGTAAAAGTCTTAACACTCCAATTAATAGTGATGGTGAAAGTGAAGATGAAATAGGAAACTTTATAGAATGTAAGGATTATGGCTTTGAAAATGTTATAGAGAATGAATTTCATAAACTTGTAAGAATTGAACTAGAGGAAGTAATGAATGAATGTTTAACATTAAGGGAAAGAGAAGTTCTTAAATTTCTCTATGGTTGGGAATGTAATATTATGAACAATGAAGAAGTGTCGGAAGTTTTATCTATTACAAAGTCCGGAGTAAGGCAGATAAGGAAAAATGCTTTGAGGAAAATTAGGAATACTTCATGGTGGAGGACAAAAGGTAAATTCTATGCTTATGAGATTAAAGGATTAATATATGCTAAAAAAGAGGATGTGGAGTTATCTTATAGAGAAGTTGAAAAAGATAACCATAGCATTGAAACTATTAAAGGATATAATTTTATAAATAGATACTTTGATGATTTAATGGGGGTGTAGTTATGATAGGATTTAATACGTGGCATTCTAAAGTGGAATATGATTTTATAGATGATCCATACGAAAACTTTCAAATATATCTTTATTATCTATGTAATATGAGCGATATTGACAATAAAGAAATTATGCTTAAATATTTAAATGCAGTTAATCCTAAAAATTGTACAGTACCTAAAGAGGAAGTTATAAGATTATTTAATAAAGCATATGAGGAATATGAGAAATGTATTAAATTGATAAGAAGTAATACTATAGTAGCATTAAAAAGTGTTAGTAAGTTTAAAGAAGAACTAAAATCATGTGATGAAGAAAGAGCTATTGAATTAAAACATTATTTAACTGCAATAGCTGGAGTATTGAAGACGTTGAATGAAGAAGAACAAAGAGTAATAGCTTATAGATATTTTGAAGGTATGACGTATGTTAATATAGGAAAATACATAGAATGTTCTCCTGGTACTGTTAGAAATAGAATAATTAAAACTATAGAAAGTATTGAGGGAACTCTATTTGATATATATAATATTCATGAATGGAGTATTTAAATCTTTTATGTTTTAAACTACTGATTAAATTAAGCGACAACTATGTAAAGTAAAGGGGTGTTTAATATATGGACAAGGTTACTTTATTGACGGTTAAAGATTTAGCAATTAGGTGGCAAAAGGATGAGAAGAGTATAAGGAAATACGTTTCAGAAGGTGTTGTAAAAACATGCAAAGGAGTTCCTGGGGTTATGTTTCACCCCAAGCATATAGCTGAATTAGAAGGGGTAGAATTAGAGAAATTCTCTCCTTTAGAAAGAAGAAAGATGCAAAGAAGAATTGAGGATTTAGAAACTATAGTGAAATTACAAAATGAACAACTTAGAAAAGTAGCAATGATAGGAACTGAAAGTATGAACTTATTGCAAAAGATAATGATAGAGTGAGAAGGACTAGGGATTAACCTGGTCTTTTTATTTTAAAAAATAAAATAATTAATAATTCGATAGCATTAATATAAATAAATTGTTATTTTTAGAAATATGGTGTAAATAAAAGGGTTTTTTATTTCATTATAGAATTAAGAATAAGGGTGATTTTATGGAGAATATTGATTATTTTAAATTATTAGGGATTGTAGGAGCAATAATAACTTTCATTATTACGTTCTTTAACAAGGAACAAAGTAAATGTGGTAAATTGGAACAAGAATATTTCGAGAAACTGTTAGTTCTATATGTAAATGAATATATGAAGAATAATGAAGTAAATTCAATAAGATTTATAAAGAAAAAGTTCAATAGAAGAGATTATTTCATACCAAGTTATATTTTTTACTTAGTAGATAAAGGCGATAAAGTATTACTACATAAAGTTTTAATAGAAGATTATAGAGAGAAATGTCCTAATAATGCGAACGTAATTTTAAAAACTATGGATAATATATT